CGAACGTGCCTCGCTGTGGGCGATAGGGCGGGTAAATCAGGCCCGCCTCATCGAACTCATCCTGCTCCACGGACTGCTGTAAAATGTTGTCGCGATAGTTGCTGCCGTTCAACTCCGCGCTCTCGCGCTCGATGGTCGAAAAGCCGCATGTGACTTTCAGATCGGCGGCAGCGACTTCCTTCTGAGGATCCAGCGAGCCTGCGCTTGAGCCAGTCCAGATGCAGCGGAGCATGGCGCGACGGATGTAGGGGTCGTCGAAGCCGCCCTTGAAATTCACGATGCGACCCATGGTGATTGCGTCCTCTAGCCACTCCTCATACACGGGCTGGCACAGCTGGTCGATGACCAGTGCGCGATACTTCCTCACTCGACGCCAGAAGTCTAACAAGGCCGCGCGACTGGCGCTGTAGCTGGCGTTGTATTGCTTGAGTAACACCTCATAGGGAATGCCTAGGGCCGCGCCAATGAACTTAGCGACTGAGATGGTAAACTCGCCGAACGTCGCCTGTGGCTGGGTGGGCGATGAGAAGTTCACTGTATGTCCCGGACGCATGAAGTTCACTATGCCCGGACCTAGCTGCACGTTATAGGGATTGATGGAGCAAATCTCCTTCTTCTGTTCCTCAGTGAGCAGGCTATCGAAAATCGTGGGGTCAGGGAACTCGCTAGTGATGAACGCTGTGAAGTAGGACTGGATGACCGCGCCTACCACTGTCGCGTCCACGTAGCGCCCTTGCTGCTTGAGTAGCTCTAAGCACACGCTCAGTATGGGCACGCCTCGTCGTTGCTCAGGGCGCTCGGGCCTCATCATGAGCACCATGTTCCTGCGGCCACTCTTAGCGCCATAGGGTTCGACGCGGGTAGTCTTACCCGTGGGCAGTATGCTCCCAGTCGAGTTCCACGTCGCGAGCGGGTGTTGCGCCGCTATGTGGTAGGCCAACAACTGGCCATCAGGCGACAACTCGACACCTGTGAAGATGTTGCTGTTAGGTGGCAGGAACTGTGGGTTACGAACACGGTCAGCCTCCAACACTCTTAGGCGTAGATCGAACATCGTGCCCTTGCGTGGCATTAGTGGGAACAACACTGGGCAGTCACCGCTGAGTAACATGGACTGGAAGGCCACATGTTGGAGCGTAGCGAACGCATGCTTGGCCTCATAGTCGCACTCGCGTGGATCGTCGGCCCACCAGCACCACTTCTGCGCCAGTTCCTTGTTGAGCTTCACAGTGTCCTCAGGGCTGAGGCCCAGCGCCTCGCCATCCACGTTAGGAGCGGGAAACAGGCCTTCGCCTATGACATTTGTGTCCAAGGTCTCTATCGCGCCACACGCCAGTGGTATGCCCATGAACGCGTCGCGAGAGCGTTCGCGGAGTATCTGGACATTCCATCCTATGTCACGGTCTGCATCGCCTCCGTGATAGAGCCAGCCCATGAGCGAGTTCTTGCCCATGTTAGCGCCGTAGTTGGCATAGCCTGTGCCGCCCAGTCCCGGATATGGATAGCCACCGCCTAGGGAGTTCTTGATGCTGAGCACGTTGCCATCTGGCCCTAAGAGCGTGCCTTGAGGCAGACGGCTCACATGGCCGTTGCCATTACGCGAGTGAGTGAGCGTGGGCGTCATACGTCGCGCAACACGACACGAAACGCCGTGTCGCGTCCAGTTAGGGCCGTTGGTAGCGTGTCGATGCCACAGTAGAGCTTCACCATCTCGTTCCAGTAGTCCACGGCCTTCTGAGCTTCGGCTATCGTGTTATACTCGACGTTGCGTGTGCCGATCTTGTAAGCCTTGACGCCAGCACTGGTAGCCTGCACGCCTTCCATCGCTTTGCGTAGGCCGTCTTGCGCCCATGGGCAGGTGAATGGGACTAGTGGTTCATCGGTGACTTGGGTTGCGTCTTTGGGTGAGGCGTTGGGCACTATGAACGTAGAGGCTATCATCCTTTCCCTTAGGATTAAACGAGTATAAATTCCCTCATTAGCTCGCTCGTCGTAAGTGCCTCGCGTTCAACGTGTCCGTCAACTAACTTGAATTCAAGATAGTTGAGAGGCCAGATGGTCGGGCTTGCGCTCTGTGCGCTGTGTGCCTAAGCTCCCGCCCATGATAGCCAAGATGAGGAAAGCTAATCCACGTGGGCGACCACGCTTAGGTGACTGCCGCATCGAGACAGTCATCCCACAGGCGGTCATGGACGCTCTGAAGGCGAACGAGCGAGAGACTGGCGTGTATCACACTCGGGTAGCGGCCAACGTCCTATGCAACTGGCAGAAGGCTAATGCATCGGACGGTTCGTCGCTCCAAACTTAGTCGGCTCGCTACTGACAGGCGGTGCGCCGACCAGCGCCGTGCCTTGCACTCCAAACGCCGTGGACGCGGCCTCAGTCGCCTTGGGCGGCTCATATAGGTCGCGCAGCATAATGTCCAGCTTGATGCCTGTCATGGGCAGCGCCACGCCCGCCAGAGCGTAGTTGCGGCAGTCGAACGGTTCATTGCGCTGGCTGAGTAGCTTAGTCCACATGTAGGTTGGGAAGCCGTTCTTAGACTTCACGATGCGTCGCTCAGCGGTCAGCCCTTTGAAATACTCCTCATCGTAGCCTCGACATGGCTCATCGTTCGGGTGCTTAGGGAAGTGGCAGTAGCCCGCGCCCGCCGATGGCACTACGAGGCGATTGACGATTTCCTCCTTACCGCTATCGACGCCTAGAGTGAACAGTCGTGCGTTGTTGCTCTTAGTGAGGGTGCCAGCGCCTTTCACGAATGGCTTACCTAAGCCGCCCTCGCCCTTCACACTGACGCACCTAGGCTGACGGAGCTTGGTGTAGTGATACACGAAGTCACTGGCGTAGCCTGAGTCAACACAGATCTTTTTGATCCTCATGAGCTTGTCATCGAAGGTAGTGAACACTCGCCGATAGACCGCCTCATCGAGTAGCTTCCACACGTCATCCTCGCGTGGGTCGCCATCCAGTATGCCATACTCGATGCCCCACGACTCGCGGCCCTTGCCCCATCCTACGACCTCGTAGTTGATGGTGCGCTCATGCACGTCCACGCCCGCCGTGAGCGCCAGCACGCCCTCTGGCACTTCGCCGATGTAAACCTCACGTCGCTCCTTGTAGAGATCGACTTCCACCTTCTGCCCTGTGTCATCGTGTAACTCACCTAGCCGCGTGTTGTTAAACGCCTTGAGAGGCTCGACGTCGCCCTCCTCGTTCGCTCGCACTGCGCGGATGAACTCGTCGCGCAGGATGTCCCACTCGATCCATGGGTTATAGAGGCCGCTCAGATAGAAGCCGCGAGTGGTCACCTTGCGCCCTCGCTCGTCCTTGGGCCTGTGCGCCCGCCACTCGCCTTTGCCCATGAGCCACTGATACTTGAACGTATGTTCGCCACAGTTGACGCATTGGTGGGCTAGATCGGTGAAGCGGATGCGCTTCCAGCTGAGCACCTGATAGAAGCCGCACTCACAGCATGGGAGATACCAGTGCTCTTGGGTGGACTGCGCCATCTCGCGCTCGATGTGCGAGACGCCCTTGATGCCCGGACTCGATATGAGAACGATCTTGCGGTTCCAGAACGCGCTTGTGCGGGCTATGCCCAGCTGTAGCGGGTTGCCCTCAGTGCCCGCGCTCGCGGGGTAGCGGTCAATGTCATCGAACAGCGCAACGCGAACGGGCCTGCCGCTGAGGGTGGCCGCTGAGTTAGCGCCAGCCAGCGCGATGTAACCGCCTTTGAATGATTTGCGCCGTAGCGTGTTACCGCTATCGCGGCTCTTAGGGTCAGCGATGAGCGGTGTTAGCCTAGGGCTGTCCCGTATCATGGGCGCTAGGCGGTCAGTGCTGAATGCCTCCGCCATCTCGACCGTTGGCTGAACGACTAAGATGGGGCATGGGTCTTCAGTCATGAAGTAGCCCACGCTGTTTAGGATGCCACAGTCAGTGATGCCTAGCTGTGACGCCTTCTGAACCGCCACCTTAGGCGTCCATGGGTCGCTGATAGCGTCCATGATATCCTTCTCATAGGGCGCTTTCGCTGTTACCCATTGTCCTGGCTCTGCACTCGACTCTGAGGACAGCACGCGGTAGCGGTCTGCCCACTGACTCATGGGCAGCTTCGATGGCGGCCGAAAAAGACGATAGAGGCTAGTGACGTAAGCCTCAGCGCGATCGTAGTCGTCTGCGAACGACAGCGCCTCCTCCCGCGAACCTAGTAGGACGATAGGCTCAGGTGCCGGATGCTCCAGTGTCCTCGGTCGTTTCGTCGTCCTCTTGGCCATTCGTGCGCGGCTCAGGGAAGTCCGCTATGTTTGCGCCCTGCGAAGCTAAGAAAGCCGCTCGTTGGGCACTGAATTGGCCCACTCGCCACTGACTCATTTCCCGCAAAGCTACCTCAATTTCATTGTGAAGTAGGTCGAAAATCACTTGGAAACTAGTCACGCCTATGAGCAGTCTTGTTACCCGCGATGGTATGCTTAGTAGGTGGCTCTTAGTCGCGGTGATGAGGTTGGTCATAATGAACTCCACGTCGCCAGTCTTGAGCATCTGGCCCTTGATTTCCTTGAGCTTGAGCGATGCCATCTCTGCCTCATGACGCATCCGTAGGTTGCGTAGCCGCTGATACTCGCTCTCACTGGCGTCATCCAGCCGCGCCAAGTCCTTGAGGTATTTGATATAGGCGTGCAGGTTCTGCACTAGCTCATAGCGGCCCTGTAGCTCCTTGCCATCGACGTCCCGCGCCCGCGTGAAGATGCCCTTTTCCGTTAGCCGTCTTACCCACTGGGGTGTTATCAGAAACAGTTTCCCGAGTGCCGTCGTATCCAAGGTCGTAGTGCGCGTCATGGGCAAACGCCTTAGCGCCCATCTGTCATCCAGTCAAATTAAATGAGGGTTAATTCCCATCTGGCGTCCCATCGAGCGCCCATCTAAGACAGAAACGAAACTGACTTTGCCATCGCTAGGCAACTGGCCGTAAAACGGGGCTCACAGCAGC